TGCATAAATACCGGCACGTTGGGCGTCGTACTTTTGCCCTAGATTGCCGATTTGTTGATTGATGACATTGCGCGACCCTTCGTAAGCGGGGTTTAAGTCACCGATCGACTCTTGGATTGTTTGAACTTTAGGCGCTGTTGCCATCGTCTATCTCCATTAACTAATATTGTTCTGATACTGGAATATTCTAAATTCTAGGGCGGCGTTATCTACCCACACGTTATTCCATGTCTCATTTCGTATCTCTATTATAGGTGTTACCGAGTCATGCTGAACGTCCAGGTATCCACCAAACGCTAGACCGTTGTTTGTCATCATACCCGAGTCGGACGACTGCCACTTATCATTGACTGTGTGCCTGATCGAATAATCGTATGCCTGCTTAACACCCGGTGTGGTAAATGTTTTGCCTCGTAATGTAAGGCTATTGCGAGCTGGCACAGTACCGCGGACGGGGATACTATCGTGCATTACGTTGGGGAGTACGAACGAGTATTTATCGCTATGAAAAACCCACGGGTGATCGTCAACCGCCTTAACTAGTTGAATCGAGTATTGTATAAACTCTCCGTTTAAGAATACTCGGTCTGTTCGGTTAATAGTCAGACGCACCTTCTTCTCATTAAACCGATATTCAGCGAATACGCTCACTCCAGCGACTGTTGAGTCAAGAATACCTAGGCGTCCCTGGTAGCGAAATGTCCCGCGTAGCAATAGCTCTCCGTCTATATCAACTGGCAGCTCTACGATAGTGGAGTTGACGCCGGCCTGGAGGTTGGCAGTACCGTTGAGTGATTTAGCTGTTATCTCGCATCGCCCCCTATCTGCATTTAATAGGAACACGTTATCTTTCTTATATATTCGGTAGTAGAAATCGCCGCTAAAGGAGGCGCCGCCGAATTGAGGGGCCTTGGCTACCCAAAGTTTACCGCCCTGCGCGTAGTAGTTGAACTTATCATACGGAGAGCTTGACACTATTGAGTTGCTGAATTGATCCCTGTACCATACCTTGAAGTAGTCTCCATCGCTTATATCGGCTATCGACTCCTGCATTGGTAGCCGCTTATCGAGATGCACGCGTCCTGCCACAACATTCGTAGGATACCACCAGTCCGAATGGAAGATAAAGTTATCCGGGTTGATCATCGTACTGTAGTTTCCTCTACAACATCTTTGCCAGGCACTGTGATTGCGATAATATCGTGATCCCCATTAACGGGGCGGCCGATTAGAAGTCGGCGCGTCCCCGCTGAGTCTTTACTTGTCTTAGTCCGTGACTCGTTTTGGAGTTGTTCAAAGTTCTTATTAATCGTATTAACTAATGTCGCATCATCCATTCCAGGTGTTAGCTGAATAAGAGACAACATTACAACTTCTCCGTTACTTGGACGTGCACCTCACCATCAAATGAGAGGTTCCAGGGGAAGATATTACCACCCGAGATAAAGATCTTACCATCTCGCTTCTCGCCGTTTACTACTAGGTGGCCCGAGTAATGGCCGAAGTAGGTACAAGTAACGATAATGTTATCAATCGTACGTCCTACAGGTGCGGGGAAGCTCCCGAGCCCTGCGCGGCGACCGCTAGCTTCAATGAGTAAGCCAACGTGTCCTGGGCCGTTATGGTCGTTCTGAGTACCTGTAACGGGAATAGTACGGCTATATGTCTTAATACCACCCATGTCCGTTACTGTCCAGCCGTTATCGTCGATGTATTGGCGGAGGGCTAGCTTGTCTTTAGTAATTGAATTGTCGGCGATCTTCTCACGAGTCACTGCCGAGTTTTTGAGGTTAGCGGCATCAATGTTACCGTTAAACTCATTGTAGATAGTACCAAAACGGTTGTTGAGGTCGTTTGCCACTGCCTCAGTACCATCTTGTAATTGTGAATAACTAATTAATCCCATTTATAACCTCTTTGCTTTATAACTAAATTGTGCACCAACAAAGGCCACGCGGTTTTCTACGCCATTGCGGAATACGCGCAGCTGCCAGTATCGTGCGTAGCCTGAGTAGCTTTGCCGCTTTGGTTTAAACGACTTGCTGCCGCCGTAGAGTGTACCGTCACCCCACTTAAATTGTCCCCACCTTGCACCATTAACGGAGAGAACTTGCTCTTTAATCTTTGGCGCATCTGCGAAGTCTTTGTCCATTGCGAGGCCTACTTTAAACGTAGAGTCAACACCCTGGAATATCGGGTAAAAACGTTTGAGGCGCTTACGTTGCATCGGGCTGCCCATGCTATCGTACTTGAACCGGTATTCAAAGTCGATTGGCGCACCCATATCATGGTAAACTTGCGTCTCGGCGTAGTAGCTCATACCCACATAAGAGTTGAATACTGCGAGCTGCCCGCGGTCATCTGCATCATCGTAGTAGATTGCGCGGTCTCCGTAGACGCCAGTATCGTATTCAATGTCCTTTAATGGCTTATTGTAGATGATACATGTATCATTAACTGTTGAACCGCTAGAGGCCAAGTAAAAACGTATCTCATCTTTATACTTAGTTGCATCTATCTCGGTAATGCGTGGGCATCCATCAATTAACGGGGTGATAGCGTCTGATATACGAACGTCGCTTGAACCGTTAAACATAAACAGCCCGGCGTCACCTACAAAGTAGATAGTGTTCTCGTCTTGTACTACCCCGCGCCGTGCAATAGCGCCCTTAAAGCCGGTAGATTGCCGCATCGTAAATGAGGCTTCATCGTACCCGCTGATGATATACTTGCCATCCTGAGTAAAGACTACTAGGTTGTCCTGGAATGAACAAAGCTTAACTACTGGCGAACCGTTGAATGGGCGCGGAATAGTGAAGAAACTTGTGCTCCGCCATTCGTTGTACCATTGCTCACTCGGCTTAGTCGGTACCTTACCTGTCGGATCCCATGCGGGGTTGCCGGGGGCTTCTGAGAAGCGGATCGTGTTAGGTAGGCCAGCTACAACGCCCCACATACGGTCTTTATGAAACATCACCTCGCGGAGTACTGGTAGTTCAGTATCAACAACACGGCCAACGCCTGTATCGATAATCTCTACATCGTCAATCCAGAAGTCCTCACCGGTTGAGACGAACTCAAGGCTGGTGACATCTAGTTCGGGCCAATAGTAAAACTCGTGGTTATCCCATGAGGTTGTCATCTGCTTTTGGTAGCCTGCAATTGGGCGGAGCTGAGTATTAACACTTACGAACACTTGAGACGTACCAGCCGCGCTAACGGACGAGAATTTAATCTTATACCGCTTGCCCTTAGTAAGTTGAATATCACTCTTAGTATAACGCTGTCCACCGCCAGTAATCTTGAGTGACGCCGGAGCTGATTTATATACTGTAGTGTCTCGCGTTACGCTACCTTGCCACCGCACGGTTGGGAGGCTAAAGTTGCCATTGTCTACAATGTTTGTGCGATCTTGAGGTGGCGTGCCATCCCAATAACGTAGCTCATCATGGCCATTAACCCAAAACATCTTACCATCACCATTAGCAAAGCTATACTCGCTAGCTTCCGATGATAAGCCACTCATAATCTCGCGCCATTTACCGGCTGCTTCATCTGCATAATAGAGAGTATTGCCATATACTGCCACGGTACGGTTGTTGCGGTTGTCCAGGTTGAAGCGATATGCGCCTTTGAGTTTCTTCTCGGGTGCTGTAAATAGCCTATAACGTAGCATCTTACCGGTAATAGGGGTGTTCACTGTCCAAGCCGCGGAAGTCCACCGAGCCTCGGGCGTACTATTAACTAGGCCAATCTCATAATACTTGAGTGAGTCATCTTGGGGCTTGAGTGCAATCCAGTATTTCTTACCGGTCTTAATCTTCGGCGGGTTAATAAAACGACAGGTAACCCAATCGCCGCTATCTCCAATGTCTCCGTTAAGGAATGAGCTTACCGATAAACGGTTACCGGGTAGGCCGGCTGCATCCTCTAGGATTTCTATTAGTATTGGGCCGGTAGCACCGCCGGGGTTCTTAATGTCAATGTCTAGGCGAGTAATACGTTGGTCTACATTAGCAGTAAACGGTTGCAAAAGAAAAGCGTTGTCTCGGTTTATCTTAAACCGCTGAGTAACAGTAGCTGCATTACCCAGTGTCTGTGACTCGCCCAACGGTTCCATATGCAAAGAATGGCCGCGCCTAGTTGACACGGCCACGCGGCGGGAATCCTTTTGTTGAGCTTGGAGGCGGAAGTTCTTACTAAAAGGACTCCTGCCATCCTGGAGGAGGTCGACTGGCGTAACAAGGTCGATACCTCCTAGATTTAGCTGGGTAGCAATTTTAACTTGCTGCGCCATTCATCCTCCTATATTTGTAAATTACGCATCTTAATAGGGCCAAAAGCATCGCGCATACCAAAGCGAGTAACCATCTCTTGTAGTTGAGCTTGGTACTGGTTCTCCACTTGAGTGGACAGATCCATATCTTCGTTGCGGTCATGTACGCGACGGAGTGCGCCAAGAATGAGTAGTTCGGTAAACTCTTCGGGAACATCGGGCTTATCAGTATCTTGGGCCATCGTATTTGGTTTTTTGTAATAATACGTGTATAGTTTGTATTCTTTATCGGTTGGGGCGTCTAATAGAATATTGCCGGCGTATTCAGTCCAGGAGTAGGGCGCATGTGGCTTCGCATTCATCGCATCTGCGTGCAACATAAAGAAATCGCGGTACTCTTGCTTCATTTGAAAGAAGTTAGGCACACCACTCATTGCATGCATCTCTACTCTACTAACATCATCAGGCAACTTAATGATAGACGTACCAGCGGGCACATCACCAATAAAGATCTTTTCCATAAATGGCAGTTCAAATTGGTTGAATATATCCCGCTGGGCGTCATTCAGAAAGTTGTCAATGATTTCTGGCTCGTAGTCTTCGTCATCCAGCTTATCTATCATCACCCGCTTACGTAAATCGGCGAGCGTCATTTACACTCCTTATAGGCCAGTAGGAATAAGAACGGTTGGGACAACGTATAGAGCGGCAGCTTTTGCGTTGAGGGTCACGTTTCCACCCGGATCAACCTTGATATACGAACCATCGTGCGACAGCTCGTTGCCTATATTTTTAAGTATCGGGGCTACGGTTGCCTGGATACCGTCGCGATATGGGGCTGGAATGTTGAATACGACATTGTTGCCCGGAGCAAGGGTCGGCGTCTGGCTGTATGGGCCGTCTGGCTTCAACAAGAGCATCCCGTTATACCGGCGGTACAGCCACTTACCCTTAGAAGTGGCCTGTTCCACCCAAGCACCATCACTCTCGCCGAGCTTAGGCACGTTAGCGCCTCCGGCTGAGCTGGTAGCCTCTACGGTGTATGCGCCACCGCTAGGTACGAGCGCCAGCCCAAGGCTGCCTTCTGGTAGCGAGTCCCAGGTGGCCGTTGGGCTGAAGCGGCTTAATGAGTTTGACATTTTAAGTCCTTTCTATTTAATTACTATTTGCTTATATCTGTTTGTATTTAGTTCGATACTATCGATCTTGCCCGTCTCTATTGTATCCGGGCGGTATCGGTCAATGTTTAATGTTTCACTCTCATAGGCCTTTATGCCTACGTAGTCGGGCTTATACTGTTTGTATTCAATGTTGTATACGCTAGGGTCTAATAAGTTATTAGTCCGCGTTATCGTTAGCCGCAAAGTAATCGGCGCTGGCTTCAACGTCAAGACCTCGGGCTTCGGTACAAATATAACATTCGGGCTGCTAATACCGACCCTTAACAATACTCCCTCAGGCTGCATGAGAGCCGCTGTATGGGCCGTTAGAGTTGGAGATGATATATTTACCCTCTCCGTTATTCTAGACGCTCTCAGAGTGTATACAGGGCCCGTATGGGTCAGCGTAGGCGGTCTAATCGTTAGGCGTTCTATGACTTGTACGGGGCGTAACTCTCCTGGTTTTGGCGGTATATAGGTAAGTGTTGGCTTTGTCTTGAACACGAGACGCACCCAACCGCGATTGCCGCGCAGGTTATGTGTCGGGCCAATAGCGGTTAGCGTTGGGCGAGATATTGTTAGGCGTTCAGTCGCCTTACTGCCGGTTAAGGTGTAAGTTTTTGGTTTATTATCTACCGGCCACACATAGCCAGCGTTGTAGTAGCCCCCATACGGATTGACGCTATACGTATATGTTCGGTTGTCTTTTGAGTGAACTGGGGCTGGGCCCATAACGGTTTCACCATAATTTTCGTAGGAGAGCCAGCCGTATTCGACCACACCCCTATTGAAGGTGTAGAGACCGGCCGTCTGGCCGATAGCGCCGGGCGTTTTCGATGATGTTATCTCCCTACTCCAGGAGGAGGGCTCCGGTGCACCATCATTCCAGACTTTGTATTTGATACCTTGACCCTTCCAATTAACTCGAACCCAGTACCAGGTGTTCTGCTGATGGTTAAAGGGGTATTCAGATCCTCTTATAGTGCCCGTTTTGTTATCGTATACAACAAACCCGGGAGTAGTCCTGTCCTTTAGTAAGCTCACAGAGTACCCGTTAGCAGTATCCTGAGAATAGCCGGTAAACCTGAACCCGACAACACCTATAAGCCCGTCGCTGCCGCTGTATCTGAACTTTGCTAGTATCTCGCCGTCATACCAATTGAGGCTTTGCCCTAGTGGGGCGTAAAGGTCGGTTCCTTCGTTTCTCATACGAATTATACCGTCTTCAAACTCGATGTTGCTATTGCCGCTATATATCTGCCGGCTTATCGAGCTTGGCGCTATTCTCTGGTTATATACGAACGCAGCCATAGACTACCCCGCTACAACTTCAAAATTCACCACTACGTATGGCGGCATTATCTCAAACGGCTGGTTGTGGCCAGTCGCATTAATAGAGCCTCCAGTGAATGTGTTTATTCCGCTATATATTTTAGGGTCTACTGCCTGAAACGCAAGCGCCTGACTTCCACCACCAAGACGTTCAGATTGCCAAGCATTCTGTCTGTAATTATTCGGTACTAATGCCTGTGTCTTTGTGCCGCCCTTTGAGCCTAGCTGTCCGAGCACTCCATCGTACATAAATGGCGCGCGCCCCCTCATGTCGCTGAGAGAAAACCCTGCATTGTTGATTATAGTGCCGTATGATGGGTTGCGGCGGACATGCTCTGCTAGTAATGGGTATTCTTCTATGTTATAGATGCCCCCGTCCATAAAAAGCCGGCCAGGGCTAGGTGTAGAGTTTAACGTCATAAATATATCACCAACCCTAAGGCTTTGCTCATAGTAATGCCCAATAAAGAATAATGCGCCAGCCGGGAATGATTTAGCAGATGTGTACTTCTGCGCCCGCAGTACTTTATATGAATCGGGCCCATTTTGCGTGTCTACGTACACTATCTCGCTATTGGAGAATGTGGGCAATTCATCTTTTGGGGCTAGCGTGGCGTAGAATGGAGATAGTGAAAATGAGTTAATATTGCCGGCCTGTAGGGTTATCGTCGTGTCGGTGGCGCTAATATTGCTCTTGAGAAAACCGATCGACAAATTAGACATTAGACGTCCTCCGCTTTCAGCTGTACTCCGGTAAGGTTAGCTGTGCCACCTTGAGTCACCGTTTGCCCTGCAACATCAGTTACAAACAAGATCTCGCCGGCATTTACGTATGCCACATATCCAACCGTGCCGGTCTTTGTGATGCTGATATTCTTTACCTCTGGCATATCGGCCAGGCGTTCACTGCCGCGATTTTGAAACGTTACGGTGCCGGGCGAGTAGGACGCGCTACCGAGTGCTTGGCTGTTGGCGGTTGCCAGGTCAGTTGTAAAGGACGGGAGAATTAATACTTTATTTGCGGTGTTTATTTTTGCAAGTAATGCGTTCCATGCGCTATTATTTACCCATTTTGTCATTGTTAATTCACCTTATAAGTTATTGGATTAAGCGCAGCTACACGTAGGCGCACTCTGTCTAGTTGTTTTTTAGTGAATAGTGTTGGGTCTGACTGTGTAAACCCTAAAGACTCGCCGCGCTTGACAAAACCAGCGTCGGTCTTGAGAATGAATAGGTCGGGCATATAGCCCCTGCCTGATCTGAATGAAATCAATTCGAGTATCTGATCCAACTCACTAGTGCCTCCTACAGAATAGAAATGCGTGAGTATAGAGCCTCCGATCCACGAGCTAGTCGGATGGCTAACAGATACATCCCCACAAAGATTTCCTCGTCCGTCATAAACCTTAATCCCCTCCAGGGTGCAGTCTACTCTAAAGCCCAGCTCTTCTAGTTTTTCTATGATACCGTCTCTTATCATTATTATCTCCTTATCTTAAAACAAGCCCCCTCCGCTTGGGAGGAGGCTTAAAGTCTAGCTACTATTCCTTAGTAACTTTACGCTCGATGATCACGCCAGCTTCTGGGCGAACTGCGCCAACACCGAACAGAGTCGATGCAACAACGTAGTCAACGCCAGCGAGCTTGTCGCGGTCACCTTCAGTCTTAGCCATCTGGGCAACACCCTTAAGGGCTGTCTTGTGCATGACAATGATCTGGCTCGTGCGCTTGCCGCCAGCCGCATCAGTCGTCAAAGCGTTGGTGATGTACACCGGAGTGCCGAAGAAGTGGCCAACATAGCCCCTATTCTTAACAAGACCAGCCTCGCCAGTTTCCTTGTAAGACGTAAACTCAGGAATGTTGCGGAGGTCAGCACGTGCATAGCCGTTAAGGAAGATGCCACGACCGTCCTCTGGGATGTTGTTAGCGTCAAGCTGAGCCATCGCAGCGACGATGTCTTTGTAGCTCAAGTGGCCATCTGCACCGCTAGCGGCGATCTTGCCAGCTGTAAATGCAGCGATAGCTTTCTTGATAGCTTCCTCGTCGTGTGCGCGGGCGATCCAGCGACCAAGGCGCTCGGTGTAGAGTGCGCGGTACTCGTATTTGCTTTGAGTAGCGGCAACGTCCTGGACACCAACTGCCTTGCGGAGGTAGCGGTCAACCAACACGTCAACGGTCGATACGTCAACAGCGTCAATAGCAGATGCGCTCTCAACGGTGGTGTTAGTAGCGGTGCTGTCGGTGATCTCCTTCATGAAAGGAACGTGAACGACGTCGCCCATGTGGACGCCATCACCAAGGTTTGTTTTATCGATAAAGTCGAAGACCACGTAGTTGTCAGTGTAGTTCTTCTCAACTTCTGGGCTCCAGATTTGAGGGATAAAGGCCTTCGAAGCCCCGCCGCCAGAGATGTCTTTTGCGCCCTGGCCGACTGTTGGGGTAACTCGGTTTGCCATGAGTTATATTTCTCCTAGTTTATTAGTTTGTCTATTTTAGCGGCCATCTCAGGAGAGCCATCGTAGTTGGCTAGTAGGTACTCTAGAGACTCATTGTCCGCTGAATTATCAGTAGCATGGGCTTGTGCGCCCTGCTGGAGTTGTTGATTGATAGACTCCCTTTCCTCTCGGCGGATTTGCTCCGGATCTACATTCGAGGTGTTCTTGCTCGACTTAAGCACGGCTAAATCATACAGAGTGTCGAGGTCGTGTCGTAGGTTATTTGCATATTCTACGCCGTATTTAGCAGCTTTATCCTTTACGATGTCATACATTACCGCTTCGAGATTACGGTCACGGCCTTGCTCGCCAAAGAATCGCTCAACTTGTCGCTCGTACTTCAAGTTAGCAACCTCTGCGCGCAAGTCGTCAGTAGGTTCGCTGGTATCTGCTAATTGTTTTGCGCTACGGAATGAGCGCTGATTATCCAGAGCAATTTTAAGGGCTCGTTTGGTGTCTTCGCTAGCGTTATCAAGATCAAAGCCTTGCGCCTTCGCAAATTTACTCAGCCCGTTATCTACTGGCTCGCTTTCTTGGGCGGGCTCAGCTACTACATCTTGCTCTACTGGAGCTTGAGAGGTAGTATCGCTAGAGATATCCGCCGGTTCGTTAACGCTAGTAGGCTCTTGATCGAGGCTAGCATCGTTAGTTCCGGTAAGGGAATCTTCCATTCTAGTGTACTCCTATTAGTTCGTCTATAAATCTTTTCGCCTTTAAGGGGAGTGTAGGAGGGACAGGGGGCGAAAACCCTCCTACGCTGTACATCTTACAATGTTGTGGAAATTATTGGATACTGAATCCCTCAATGTAAAGGCGGATCGTATCGAGACCTACATTGCGCTGTAAAAGATACGCCAGCTTCTCGGGTTCAAACTCGAGTTGCTGCGTTGTCTTCCCGTCAACGGTTGGCACTTCCTTGTATATTTCAATAGGCCCGGCAGCTAATGTAGAATTTACATCCTTTTGTAGGTCAATGTACTCCATTAACTCTTTGTAGGCTTCTGTCTTGGAGAATTGATCCCATTGATGAGCGATTTTCTCCCATTTATTATCTGAGCCTTGTGCTTGCATGCTCGCTCCTCACTCGTCTAATGTTGTTATCGTTACTATTGGCTCCGCCGCCGCCTTGGTTACCAGTTTGGGTTCGCTTATTAAAGGAGTCGCCTCCACCCTGCGATGCGCCGGCTCCTAGGAGATATTCTTCTGCGCCTGGTGCTAGGGATGCGCCGCTTTGTACAAGGCTCGGATCAACCGGTTGGCCATCGGGGCCCATCATCGGTTGCGGCACAGTGAGCATCTCATTAATATCATCCTCGGTCATGTACTTGCTAAACAGGGTCTTGTACATGTTGCGGAGGAATGCTTCCTGGTTAACGAGAGGATTCTGGAGGCTAAACTGAGCAGCCGTCTGCATCGCCTGGCTGAGCATTGCGATCTCAGCGTCTGCAGTGCTTTCAAGCACAACCTTTGGCTGATATTCACCGAAGTAGACATCTGGGCTGTAGACTTGCCAAGTAATCTGGTTATGGTCAGTCATCCGTACTGGAGTGTCCTCTTTAACGAATAGCTGGATCATCTTAAACAGGATTGAACCCACTTGAGATAGGCCGCCGTCCTCTAATGACTGCATCTTAACGTTCGTACGAGCGTCTGATTGCTCCATCTGGTTAGAAATTTCAGTGGCAGTAGTACGGCTATAGCGTTGGCTAATGCCTTGGACGGCTGCATCCGCGGCTACTGCAGTACGCATTTGCTGAGTAAGACGGCTAATCTCGGCGTCAGCGGCTGGGCTAATGTCGTTCTTCTCAATTGGAGTGAGTGCGCCCTTAGGGATTGGGAATATAGCGCCCGGTGCGGACTGGATACGCTCAGCTAGGTGTTGATACCGGGGCTCAATCTGCCACATATTGTTCAACACGTAAGCGATATTGTCGCGTTTCTGGCTCGCAGTATCGTTGAGAAGCTCCTGAGTCTTGAGAATAACCTCGGCGATACCTTTACCGTAGAATAGACTCGTATCAACATAGTTACGGGCTACTGCGAATGGTAGAAAGCCCTTAATGGCGGGGATTTTCACCTTCATTGAGATAATCTCGCCGTCTAGGTCCATCGGCAGCTCTTTTGTTGACTCTTTTCGGGCGTAGGGGTTGTTTTCTTCTAAGATAACAACGCTACGGTTAGCAATCATAACGTGCTTCTTTTCAGTCCAGTAATCGATAACCTCAACCTGTTCACTAATGGCGTCTTTCCCGTAAGTTGAGCCAATCAACATCTCTTTAATATCTTTGTCCATCTCCTCGCTGTCAGTTCCAGAGACTACCTTGTCGAGGTTTTTGTACTTATTCTCTACCTTACCGGTCTCTACGTCCACCTCCATCTGAGATTTGAGTTGTTCAAGGCTTGTAAGATATCGGTATCCTGCATAACGAGGGTAGCCAGGCTCTTCTGGGTTGTTGATATGGCGCGCTGCTGGGTCAACGAAAAAGTCGTTTAAGGGGATATTCTGGATAAGCGGGCGATCTTTTAGCCAACTAAAGGCAAGTACACCTGTACCGTACAGGGCCATATCCTTAATCCAGCTAATCATCTTATCGGTCATATTGTTAATAGACCAGTAATAGTTGACTAACCCGTTTAAAGCCTCTACGCTTTGCTCTTGCTCTTCATGTAGTGGCCAGTATTTAAATCGCGGCTTTGTTTTAACGTACGAGGACACGAGAGCTTCTACGATTGAGAAGGTTTCAGGCACAAACTCATCAGCTTGCCCTGCATATCCCCTAATTGTTCTAATGCCGTTGTAAGACTTAAATGCATTTGCCCAAGTCTTCTTGTAGTGGGATTCGGTATACATCCGCGCCTTTTTAAAGCGCTTAGTTACCTCTAGTAGTGTTTTATCATCCATTGGTTATTTTATGCATCTTTGTGGTAGAAACTACCTTTAAGTTTGATATATCGTTATCACCCCAAGGGAACAGCTGGTAAGCGATAGCTGTACTCATCACCACGTCGTCATGAGAGCCTTCCTCTGCGTTCATTCTACCACGCTCATCACGTACGTAGCTAAATGCCTCATTAATGAATACAATATCCTTATCTTTAATCACGCGCTCGCGGACTAGCTTGATAAGGTCATCAATCATTAAGCGTTTAGTTCGCATATCAGTCTTCCAGCCCAAGTTGACAGTAGGCGTCTCCCATTCCTCGTCGTAGCCTCTATCTCGCTTGTAGAGGTTCGTATAGAAGGTGTCACGGAGCTTTTGTACAGTAGTTAAACCGTGGTTGTTTACCTCTACGCCTATAAGGGCGTAATTGTAATACGTACCAAGAGCGCCTAAGATCTCGCCGAACTTGTCCGGGTCACAATGGCCACGCCACCTCGCTACAACCTCCATTGTTGAGATATCTACAACAGTAGCAACGCTAAAGTCACCGCCTTTGAGGCCCTCGGCAACATCTGCACCAATAACGTATTCCTTATAAGGCTTTGGCTTCTCCCAAATCTTAAGTGGGGCCTTATAAGTAAAGTCGTCGGGCGTTTCGTTCTCTTCAAACGGTATTTGCTCTAGTTCGAATTCCTCATAAGGACGATCCTCTAATGGAGTAATCTTGTAATACTCGACATCCTCTAATGGGGTTGCATCCTTCTCCATCTCCTGTAAGGCTAATGGGTTGAATACATTCTTACCACTTGCGATGAACGCCTCCTGCCATGTGTTGTGAGTGTGGATACCGTTAGCGTCAAACTCATGACCATCTTTGATCGTCAGGTTGTATGTAACGTCATCGCCAAGAGGTTCTACAGATACAACTGTGTCGCGCAAGACTATAGGATTTGGCTGTTTACTGAACCCGCGACTATTCTTTCGCTTAGAAAGAAAGCCGATAAGGCGTTTAAATCGATCAGCTTCACCAGAGCGCAGAGAAAGCTCATTCGCCACATATTCGTAGCCTGTACCGTTTTTAGTACTATACCGCTTAAACCGCGACGTTATACCTTGACTGAGTAGTAGCAACTGCACATCCTGGACAAATTCGGGTACTTTCGAAAAGAATTTGACCATCGTATGGTTACTCCATCCGTCAGCCTCGAGCAATCCTCGCAGATAAGCTTGTATAACAGTGTCTGGTGAACGCCAAATAGCTTCAGGCACTCGCAATATGCGGGTATAACCGTGCGACTCTCGCCGCTGCACCAGGCCTAATTCTTCCATCGTACGCGTCATACCTTTGCGGGTGGCGCGCAGCTCATAGCCCCCCTTCTTCGTGCCGACAACACGTCCGGCCAAGTCGACGCCGAATAAGGACGACGTGAGTCCTTTGATGTGGGCTATAACGTCCTTATCCTGCCTGTCGAACGCAAAGGATATAGTCTCGCCATAGTAGCTGCCGTCGCCCATAAAGTACCCCATCCACTCAGCCAGCTTCTCGGTCACCTCAATTGAGTGAGTTACTCCAAGATCTTTCCACGAACAAACGTAGTTCTTGTCCGCCGTTTTTGGTGGAAGCAATACTACATCCTTGTTGAGAGTGTCTATTAAGTCAACAAAACCTTCATGGGTCTTTACTGGGTGGTCATATGTACCGGTAATTGTATACCCAAGTGATGTTGTGATTTTAGCCACTGGCGACTTGACCTGCTCCCATGAGGCTAATACCTCGCCAAGGTTTGTCTGTTGACCTTTAATCATCGACTCTATAGGCATGATGCCACTGTCTGTACCAACCATCGTTCCAGCCACTAAGCAGCTTGGGTACTCCTGGGGTAGACGCTCGGGGGTTGCTGCGAAGTCTTTTGCCTTTCTCCTATAAAATGCGAGTTTTCTCGGTATAGCTTCCTCGCTAATGGGGAAATGACGTCCTAGTGTATCATGCCCTTGCCGCATAAGGTCGACTAAGAATAGCTCGTAATCGTTGAGTTTACCTAAATCTTCAAATGTGGCATCGCGCTCGTAGGTATCAAGAATCCACCAGGGAGCGAAAGCGGGTTGGTAGTTGTTTTTACCTTCTACGGCTGCGACATACTCTTTATGGAAGTAGTTACCTCGCCCTTCTGCTGTAGACTCCAGAAACGCCATTGAGGGTTTATCCATCACCTCTGCATCTGGTACTGTCTGCATAAGAGAAGCAACCAAGTCTTCGCCGTTCTCCCAAGTCGCGACCTCGCTTCCATGGAGGAAGTTGATAGTGTCTGAACGCCCCGCGGACTTGTTCTTGGCTGTCTCAATCTTGATAGCCGATCCTAGGCCAATCTGCTTGCCGCTCTCATCAAACTTCTCAAATGTTAAGTCGCTCTTGGTGTTGTAACGAACACTCGGTTTAAATAGGATATTAGTGTTGTCAAAATAACGACGAAACATCCTATAAAGGTTAAGGGAAGACTTCTCATCATTACCGATGATAACACTATTAATGTTGAAATTCGTAGACGTCCACCAGTAACAAAGGGCCTCTACAGCCGTGCTAAATCCCATCTGGCGGGCTTTTAAGATGATAACCTTTACAGGGCGCTTCTCTTGAATGCAAAGCAGTACATAATCAATAAGGGCGCGCTGGGGCTCATTAGGGACAAATGGTACAATATTAGCAAACTTGTCCTTAATGTAGAGGTTCATCTTAGCGAACTTATAGAAGTCCTGTTTAATGAGCTTAATTTTCTCTAGCTGCTCACGAGTAAGCCTTAAGTCATCCATCGGCGCGGGCTTTCTTGAGTAACAGGTTAATCACGGCTGATTTGTTAGCTAAACTATTAAAGTAAGCTAAGTTCTCATCCCAGATATAAATAAGCTTACGATTCGCGGGTTTCTTTTGTTGCATTATATATTATCCAGTTCCTTTAATGCTTCCTCAATACCTATATGGGCCGTAACCTGCTTATCAACAAACATATTATGTTCCTTACCAAGCAACTTAATAGCGCTAATCTTATCGGCATCTTTTGATATATCATTTACAACAATCATTTGTAGCTGCTGTTTAAGATGTTCAGGAGTAAGGCGCATCATATTCTTAGCCTCGGCGACCCACTTTTGGCAATCCTTCGTCTCCATCTTCTGAGCAGCCCACCTAGAGTAGCCTGCACGTATAGCCGATGCATAGGCGTTTGCATAACTCGGCGACTTAGGGTCCATATAATAGTTAAGCCATTGCTCTTGTTGCTCGGTTTGAGTCCATTGACTAGCAACCTTCCCTTTATTACGTTTACGGATACCTACCCCGTCCTTGTTTTTCATTCGTTTTGTCTTACCCTCGCGTTGGGCCAACTTTCTTTCTCTCCAATATTCTTTAGGTTTCTTTTCAGACATAGCGTCTCCTTTCCTAGTGAGTATATACTTTTAGTTTTTGGGTTGGATATTGATAATAATAGGCGGGTATATACCTTTGAAAAATATGGGGTATGTGGATTTTGGATAAGCATCATTCATTCACCCCAAATAGAGTATGTAAATGTTGTTGGGAGCGGCCCCCGTACCCCACCTGCCAGCTAACCTACGCTTACTCTCCCAAACAAAATAATTTCCCCGCAAAAAATAAAACACTCGCACGCACTTGACATACATGGTGTATATGGCATATATGGTTCGCAAAATAATACGGTAATATCGGCCTTATTTAACTTCGCACAATACCCATTTTACGAAGTATGAGCCACCTTTTTCGCCCTTATATATATAGTAGTGGTATCTGTTAGGTGGGTAGATAACGTGTAGGATGGCGTGTATTGGTTTGTATTTATATATAGTAGTTTTGTATCAAAATGGGGATAAATGCTTACTTCGTAAAAGAATGAGGCCTGTAAGGAAGAAGCGCCGCGGCCTGTTATGGTTGGGCGCAGTTCCCGTTGAGAGAGTGCTTAGTGGGCGCTATGCCATTTGGGGTTGTTTTCTCCGTGTTGGGTAGTCCCGTTGATTGTACGTGGTGCTAGGTTCGTTTGGTGTTACTTCGCAAAATATAATGGTGGGATATTTTATATAATATATAGCATTAAAAGCAAGCCGCGCGAGGCGTTACAGATACATTATATATAGGGGATAGTGGGCGATTTTGGGGCAAATATATCATAGATGAGATAAATATATCAAATATGATATATAAAATGAGGGGTGATTTTCATTTCCCCGGCATTTTCGTTGCATTTTGTCTGTGAAGTGGGTGAAAATATATCAAATATGGTATATTGGGGGTGGTTTTTGGGGTATTTTTGGGGTAAAAGTATATATATTAGAGCATAAATGGGGCTGTGAAGTAGTTTTTACTCGTGTGGTTGGCGGTAGTCATAGCGTTGTGCAAGCCTGAAACCGTGCAAAATACCCGAATATAGCGGTAAAATGGCACATTTTGGGTTAGTTTCACTGTATTTTGTGCAAATATTAGGCTTGGGAGCAATACTATGCGTTATTCCCTTATCTATTACTCTATAATATCTATATAAAGAGTAAAAAATTCCAATTAAGGAAGCATTAAAAGAGAGACCCGCGCCGGGTTTTGGTGGGTAATTCATGCGTTATTGGGCTGTTTGGTGGGTTATTATGGGTGTTTGTATATAATTATAAGCATTTGATATTATTTGTACATCATTATGCTATGTGGCTTATTGTAGGTTATTGTCTCTTTACGGGTTGTCATGTGTATCTTTATTCCCCTTATAAGGAGGAGATGCTTGTAGCCCTAAAAGTAGTACCGCGCGCGTTGTGTGATGTGTGCATTGGGTGAGTGACTGTATATTGCGTTCTAAGGCCATTTAGAGGCTCTGTGAGAGGTTTTAGGATGAAAGATGATAGATTATACCTCTTTGTATCATTTGGGTTATTTGGGGCATAAAAAAGACCGCCGATATTATTCAGCGGTTATTGTTTTAGTTGTTTGCTTATTGTAAATGATTTACATTATTTTTGGGCATAAAGGAGGCCTCTACCCCTGGTTCCTATAGCAGCGAGGTAAGGAAACAACTCTTAACCACTAAACACCCGCCAACTTCTAGCTTATCAGTCACACAGCCAAACACTAGTTGTACAGCTTAGTTTAATGTTATTCCTTAACTCCCGCGCCATTTTCTTAGTGGAACTGGGATAGGGTTCATTATGAGTCACCTGTTAGTAACTGTATCGCACTTACCTGCGCTGGCCACCTGTTTAAGAATAATCTCCTTAACGTATCACCTAAGTAGTCCACGGCTACCCTTTTGAGGTACTTTAGGACTTTTTGCCGTACACGCCTCCTATCTCAATTTATGTACGTCCCCACTTAGATGGCGTTATCTCTTGCACTCCCCGCGATTCCCGGCCTATCAGTTGCCCGATATTCCACAAACCGCGGCAGTTGTTCACACCATAGCACCTGCGTGACCAGATACCACCATTTTGCAGGGTCGTGAGAAATTGAGAAAGACACGTCGCCCTTTGGCATAAACAACAACATTATAGAGTGGCTAACTTTAATCTATTACCAAGAGTTTTCCTACTAACCTAACAAGGTGTTTGGCTCTTATATGGTCAATTAAGGCTAGTTGATTGCACCTAGCCTGAGATTATCCGCCAGTCCGAGGCTTTGCTACTGTAGCTACTTGTAATCCTCGGCTCTAGAAATAATGAAAGGTGCTATATAGTTTTTAAAGAGACTATATATAACTCTTACTATCAGTATATCACACCTGAAATATAGATGCAACACTAAAGTAATTCTTTATAGTTCAAATAAAAAAGTCTAAAAATCTTTCAAAAAGTTGTTGACATTCAAAATATTTGCGCTACAATGAGGACAGTTAAACGAACGGCAGCCGCCGAAACGAAACGAAACCTTAACAACTCGAGCATTAAACGATAACAATAAAGGAGAATCAAAATGATTAAAACTATTAAAAACCAATTGATTGAAGCATTTAACATATGGTGGGAGCGCCGAAAGGTTCTCCGCGACATGGAGAGGCGCGATTACTCAGTTATCTAATACAAGTCAGTTGCAAATTAAAAGTAATAGGAGAACAACGATGAACAAATTTAACTTTATCCAGATCTACGCCGATAAGGTAGAGGTTGACACTCAAGATCAATCAGTAGTACTTAGCGGGGTTGATCCAGCCCAGGTGGTAGCCGAGTTTGGCGCACAAACCATCTTAGAGGAGATTGAGCTAAGCGACATCATGGACTTTGTCGATGAGCAGATGAAACAACTTAAAGAGGACTACGAGGATGAAAAAGCTAACCGTCAGTGAGTATATAGCGCTGGTGTGCGAGATTAACAAAGTAAAACTATAAAGGATAAAGGCGATGAGTAAGGTAAAGGCGGTATTACGGGGAGTCTTATGGATCGTAGTTATCGCAGTAGCGGTACAGATTGCAAGCCTAGCAGTACGCGGTGCGGCGATGGATAACCCACCAAGGCAAGTACAAGACGAGCGAGCTATTCAGCGGGCGCGGCTAGACGTGCACTATCATAACGACACTAAAGAGCAGATGATGCAGACTAGCGAGTATAGCGACAATGGCTGGTGTAAGCAGTATGGGTGCGAGGATTAATATGTTACCTTACTCGGGATCACCTAAATTCATTGAAGACTTCGCCGATTTTGTAAACTGGACACTTGAAGTGCTATACAAAGTGCCAGTAATTGGTGGGGCATTAGCGCTAGCCGGGGTAATCTTTTGGCACTTTCTAGCCTATGCAATGGTTACTTGGGCAACAGTAATGGTTATCTTACTAGTAATGGAGGTATTTTAGTGAACAAAAAGCAATTAGGAGCATTTCTAAAGGTTGTATATAAGGGTAAAGACCGCCCGGCGCTTACCAATATACTTATTGATAGAGTTAAGGGTAAAACCTGCCTAGTAGGCACTAACGGGGTAATGCTAGCTGCGGTGTTTATTGACGGATTAGACGAGTGGGTTGGCCGCCAAATTGCGCGGATTGACTTAGAGGCCTCTCATAAAGCAATGACAAGTAGGGTATCTGACCTATTCGGGGCCAATGAGATAGCCGAGATCATGGATAATGGACGGAAGGTTACTACTAAGTTCCCCGATTATATGAGCCTTATTGCTCCTTACTTGGAGGGCGAGCCAGTGGGGCAAGCAAGAATGAGGTTTAACGCCGATTTCTTCAAGGTGATACAAGACCTTAACGGCGAGGATAGCTTAACTGTCAACCTTTACGGGGAAACAAAACCAATGGTGTTTAGAAGCGAGCGCGGTATCTACATAGTCATGCCGATGACTCTTAAGAAGCCTGGCCAAGCTAGCTGATGGGCAACTAACACTATTCGGGGAGATTGCCGGGTTAGAAAATCTAGTATCTCCGCCAAAAGTGTTAGAGGTAGACGGGCAAAAGGTAGTTAGCTTTATCGTCTCCGAGGAGGATAGAAAGCTCCCGGGCTATGTGGAGGCAATTACAGATAAGGCTAAAAAGCTTAAGCCTACTGTTAAATCAGATAATCGCCAGTACTGGGCAAGTCTTTACTGGCAGAAAAAGAGGAGAATGAGGAATGACAGATAGCGAATTAATGGCCTACCTAGACGAGATTGAGCGTGAGGTAGACCGGGATATATACGATCCTGATATGACAATCGCCCTGGAGGAGAAATATAACCATTGGCGCGAAGTGTCTAAAAACATCCACGCACTACATCCAATGAAGCGGATAGAGACGCCCGGGCCAGTTAAATGGGGTAAGACCATTAAGGTTAAGCTCGATAACGCCCAGCGATTTTACTACAGCCACGATATGGGCGTTGGGTTCATCTGGATTAATGAAATAAGCACAGGCGATTTAGAGCCTCTAGATGAGAATAAAAATTAAAGATGGGTAATTATACCTGTTTAACATTAAAAACGATTACAGAGCCTCTGAAGGGGCAATAACGATAAAATAGAGAGTGGGAATATGAGTAAGAAAGTAACAATCAATAAAAATACAGCTAAAATGGTAGCCGCAGGGCTCGCCGGGGTATTGCTAGTAGTTCTCGGCGTTGTCGGTACACTTAAATATCAAGGCTTTATTAACTCGGTTAAGGCACAAGGTGTCGCTGAGTATAAGCAGGATAAATGCGAGAACTTTAGTAAAGATAACGCCAGTTGGTTAGAATGCGAAGTGAAGCGCGCAAAGTAAAGAAGCGGCCAATTCTTTTCTGGGACATTATCGAGATAAACGGCGTAAAATATAAAGCCGGGATAACGCGTGAACAGCGCGAACAGCTCGATAGGTGGGTCTATATCTACGACGAGAAGGCCCACAAACCGGTTAAGGACGCCACCAGGTTCATGGCTAGGGCGCATTTGAGAATTATAGAGAGTCAGCAATAGCTGGCTCTTTTTGCTTGCTTTATACCGCTTATACTTGACACGTTATGGTATAACTAGCTTTTTTAGTGCTTATGGTAAAAAGTTGTCAAGAGTTTTTGGAGACTTTTTTGAGATTTTTCTACCCCTGTTAAATGGCGAGTTTTCCACAGGTTGGTGTAAAAAATACATCAAAAATCGAGATACGTGTGGTACAATAAATACATATAGGAGCTTACGAAGTAAGCGACCAGCTTTGAACAAGGAGCCGAACGTAAGGGAGAGAGGCGACGCAGAGAAAAGCGCAGCGAAAGACAAGTAAGTGAACGAGTAAGGACACAGAGTGGCCGACGAATGAACTGTAGCTTGTTCTTGAGCAACAGCGGCGAAGACAAGTAATGGTATTGACGTGTAGGAGATACCATTAGTTGTTGTAGCCCTTTGGAGAACGGCGAGTGATCCAAAGGTTATAACACTTAATGTTGCTTCAGTAACCATTAAGGTAACTAAGTATTAATAAACTAATAAATAGATTACTAACAAGCCCGCGGATTCTATCAACTAAAGAGTCGGCGGGTTTCTTTAATTTCCCCCATTAAAAGTCTTGTATTTATCCATTACTAGGAGTATAATTAAAGGTAGATAGAACAGAAGCTATGGCAGCTTAACAACTCGGCAATTATTAACTTAAAAGAGAGGAAAAGTAAGATGGATGAAATAGAACGAATTGTAAATAGTTACGTAGATCGTGCAAACAATCTGGGCTTTAATGATATAGCCAGCCTGCTTACCAACTCACTAGGTAGGATAAGACTCTCTGTATTATCGATAGAAGTTCTAGAAGAAGAGAAGAAAGAGAAAGCAGATGACTAGTGTGAATATGTATAAACCAGAGAATAGCGGTGGAAAAGACGCGCCCAACCTTAAAGAGGTGGCTGATCTATTAATGGATGCAGCGGCTGCTATTTACCGGGTTAATTGGGACTCAGATGCAATGCAAGCAGTGAACTTTCACATCAATGAGGCATTAAAAGAGTTGCGCGTATTTACTGAGCGTAAAGAAAAGGATTGTCTAACTGCCTTTAGTGGGCGAGATGGGACGATTAAGAATGTATAAAGTATCAGTGCGCCCGGCGCAGATCACTCTATATGTTAAAGAGTTTGATCGCTACACTGAATGGCTTGAGCTGAGCACTGACATGCACGCAGCTGGCGAATTTTGACTCAGAGGAGACGATGGATCTAGAGAGGCATATAGAGCGCGCGCTTGGTGTTGGGATAGATTGTATTGGGGAGTTAGATGACTAAATATCGTAAAATCGGTTTAATATACAACCGCGATCGCAACTCACATATCTTAAATGCAGAGATACACGAGTCGTTTGAAGACTTCGGCGACTTAGTAGAGGGGCGTATTAGCGCATATGAGGGGTTAATTGACTTAATCCGTGAGCAGATAAGAAAGATAGGGGAAGAATGAAGCAACAAATTCTAGATATTCTAGACAAATCCACAAGCAACGGTATGAAGGCTAAAGAGATTATGGAGCTACTCAATCGTCGCCACGATCTTATCATCGCAAAGTGGAATGATATCCTATCAGAGGATGAGATGAGTGGGCGCGACGTGATATATAAAGTCGCAAACGATATGGTTTGCCCTGAGGATGATTTATAACAATGAATACATTAGATGAAAATACAATAGGTATGATCAACGACATCGTGAATAGCGGGCAGAGTGTCCAAGACATACTTATTAAACTATCAGAATTAACGCAGGAGTATCAAAGTGGAGAATAAATGGCGAGGCAGTGCGCTATGTGCGCAAACAGACCCGGAAGCTTTCTTTCCAGCAAACAAAGCATATGCTGATGAGTATAACGGTTACAACAACTATAACGATGCACGCAAGATTTGCGCAGAGTGTCCAGTAAGGGGCGAGTGCTTAGCTGATGCACTGATGACTGGCGACGTAGAGTACGGTATGCGAGGTGGGCTAACACCACGTGAGCGTATGGGTATCTTGGCAACAAAGGTGGCGATGTATGAATAGGAATGTCATTAGATACGCAGCAATGGTTGCAACAGCAGTGCTACTACCAATAGCGCTTTACTCAGCAGCGATATTGATATACAAATTCTACCTATTCGTAGCGGGTATAGTATCACCAGAGAACAAAGAGTTTATGGCTTTCTTTGGTATGCTTGCACTAGCTATGAGTCTGGTGGGCGGCGTCATATATGCCTGTGAACAGTACGAGATTAAGACAATGAAATAGGAGGTAAACATGTTACTTAAATATATGACAACAAACGAATTTGTGGCTTCTGTAAAAGCCTTAGGCTTTAGGACGAGGGGAAACAAAACCTATGGTGTAAATTTTATAGACATACAAAATAAGGACGGCGACACGATTGCCAATGTCGATGTAGATATACAAGGTAAGATGAGTGTAAGAAGGATCACCGAAGGCTATGACCACAACACTCTATTCCAGGTTATGTGTGCATACGCCAGCACTCCGGTTAGTGAGAGAGAGTCAAACATGTATAAACTTAAAATTCTCGATACAAATCTATACCTTATTTATATCAACAAACATAAAGCAACAGTTACGACAAACAAGGAAGCGGCCAAAGCCTATGATGATGTTGAAACATACGAGGCTAAGGTGTTAGCAGATAAGCAGGGGTTTGCATTAAGGGCGGAGGTAATCAATGTTGATGACTAAATACAAAGTACAAGAGTTGGTTGATAGCATAGAGATTGGCGTAAAAGAGCTAGAAGAATATTCAGGAATTAAATTGGACGATGATAACGTCATCTTGGTTTGTAACGCAATTGAGATGTTTAAAGATAAAATAACAGACAAAATCGAGGAGTAGAAGCAGTGCACAACAGGCTGGGAGAACCAACAAACGATAGATGGGCGCAGTTCGACACATTGAGTGATCACTTGCGCGGACATTGTAAGCACCAAACGGAGGAGAGTATGAGCGAATACAAGAAACACATTGGACAGCACAACGACATGATGGTAGACCAACTGGCATTACCACGCGAGAACATGAAGGGCTACAGCCCTGAACCACACGAGGACTTTGGCACGATAGAGGCTGAGCCAGTCCAAGACGCATTGTTTGAAATGCAAGAGGTTGTGGACGGCCTCCCCGAAGAGGAGCTACAAACCTACAAAGACCAGATGCTTGCAGAGATTAGCGACCGTGAAGCTATCGTGGATGCAATCAATCGCCGGCTTGATACTGTAAATGCTAAGGCATACACACGTGGCGTGCGTAACGCTATTACTAAACAGGTTAAGATGTAATGAAACTCAGTGAATTTAGAAAGGCTGTACGACGTTTGGGGTTGACACATTCTGGAGAAAAGAGACAAATCTATATATCCGAAGGTAGTAACACTTGTGCATCGGTGGCGCTTCGCGTCCCATCCGTTGCTTGGATTAGTGTCGACGGTATGAAGGATGAGAACACCAGGGCAAGGCTAATTAATCTTGTGGCGGAATTTGCGAACACGCCACTATCTGATAGATATGAAAAAGTAATCGCCAAACACGATAACGGCTCATACGTTAAAGAAGTTGCCTTACTTATGATGGGTAAGCCCGCCCTTAGGGTTGAGATGACAAATAATTGTGCTGAAGCAAACGACAGTATCTCTAGTCTAGAGCGCGAATGGCTCAACAACTTCTTTGGTGATAAGATTAGTTATATTGAGGAGTATTAATATGAATACTAGTTTATTTGTAGGGCTTTGCTATGATGTGGGGCTTAATGTAGAATTTAGAAGTGGTATAACTTATGTGTACGGTGACCTTAATGAGTGTTTGGCTGATATCTCAGAAGCGCGCACCGGAGATTACCACATTGATCCGTGGAATGCCTCTGAAGAATATACTGAGTTTATTTCTGAGGTTGTGCCTAAATACTCACTTACCCCAATTGAGGAGCGAGAATGAACGAATCAAAAGTGATAAACGACGATGTGTCTACTGCTATCCGCAACCGGGTGCAGCCAGACCCTGACTACAATGAGATGGCGGAGCGGTTAGACGAGATCGGCTTATCTGTTGTGCGCCATAGCCGTAGGTGGTTTACTATCCGCAAAGAGGGTACCGACATCGTAGAGGTTTACGTTAATCGGTATACGGCACTTAATGGTGTAGACACCGATATTATTGCGGAAGAGGTAGGCAAGCTGCTCGCTAAGAAGAAGAAGTTTGCAGAGTCGCACCAAAATAGTTGGGATGCACGATGGAACAAAAAGAAGCGTTAGATATAATGCTTGACGGCAACTCTGTTATATTGTGCGGCGAAGGCGGATCTGGGAAATCGTTTACGCTTAAGCAATTTATTGAGCGCAATCGTTTATTAGGGCGAAAGACGGCGGTTACAGCTACAACGGGGCTGGCCGCCTCCCACCTTAATGGGCAGACGCTCCATAGTTGGGCACGAGTCGGGCTAGGCAAAGAGCTTCCGGATGATTGGCAATTTACCATTAGTAAGAAAAAGCGCAAAGAATTTCAAACTACAGCTACTCTCGTAATAGATGAAGTAAGTATGATGCCCGACTTTGTGTTTGATATGCTAGACACTGTGCTTAGATGGGCTCGTAACGATAACAGGCCATTTGGTGGTATACAGCTTATCTTATGCGGGGATTTTTATCAACTGCCACCAGTTGAGGGTAAGTTCATTACTAACAGCAAGGTCTGGAACGAACTTAATATTAGAAGCTGCTACCTCACTAAGGTGTATCGTCAAAAAGATGATCGATTACGTGACTTACTTGAGGGAGTCCGCGGCGGCAATCTATTCAAGCGCCATATAGCTTATATCCAAAGTAGAATGGTTAAACCCAACCGCCAAGTACCGCGGCTGTATTCCCTTAATAGGAAGGTGGACAATGAGAACGCCACCCAATTAAAGCGATTAAAGGGTGACTCCATATTCTATATGATGACCGAGAAGGGCGATATTAACATCATTAACGGATTAAAGGGGTCAATACAAAGCCCTGAACTACTTGAGCTTAAAGTTGGCGCGCCCGTTATTGCCACTAAGAATAATAGTGAAGGATTGTACCATAACGGCTCACTTGGTAAGGTTGTCGCACTAGAGGACGGGCTACCTGTCGTCGACTTTCACGGTAATGAGGTTGTCGTAAACCCCGACACGTGGGAAGTAAGTAGTGAAGGTGTTACACTTGGCGCGGTTACTCAGATACCGCTAAGGCTTGCATACGCTATTACAGTGCATAAGAGCCAGGGGATGACATTAGACGCTGCCGAGATTGATCTAGCTGAAGCGTTTGTGCCTGGGCAAGGGTATGTTGCACTGAGCCGCGTTGTCTCTTTAGACGGTCTATACATTAAAGGGGCTAACAAAATGGCGTTTCAAATGTCAGATGAAGCGCGAATGATTGATGAAGTACTACAGAAGTCAAGCAAAGAAAAACCCCCGCCAAGAATAGCGGGGTGAAAGAGAGAGGAGTGAGGCCTCACTAGCAATATAGCATGTTGTAAATAATACATGACACTAGGGGTTGACCTATATATTGCTAGGGTGTATACTGAAAACATGAAGGAAGTTAATTACCACAGCAAGATCGTTGGCACAACATTTGAAAACCGCCAAGACATTCTTGCGCACCTAGAAGGCAACGAAAGCCTCCGGGTTAGGCGAGAGCCTGAAAACCAATATGATCCACGAGCAGTCGCAGTGGACGTAGACATCAAAGGTAAGTGGTATCCAGTCGGATATATTGCCAAAGATAAGAACAAAGACATCGCCGAAGCCTTAGACGCCGGCCGCGAGGTTGAGATTAAAATCAGCGAAATTACTGGCGGAGACAAGGGAAAGAACCTTGGCATGAATATTTGTCTAAAATACGAGAAAGAGGTGTCTGAACCCATCTCGGACACTACGAACGATCCTGCGGCCTCTGAAGGGTCTCAGAGCGTAAATTTGAAGAACCCTACCGTGTACAAATCTAAGGTGCTCGGGCGAGAGATTACCGTCGGTGTTGACAATGGCCATATCTACCTACCTCATTATATGTCAGGCAGCAGGTTCCCTCGCAAGTTCTTTAAGCAGTTTACCGACGAGGACAAAGAGCGAGTGCTTGACTACTACGAGCGAGAGAAGGATGTTAAGCGTGAGGATGTCGAGAAAACCTGGGAGATGAAGGCTGATATTGCTACGGGTTACGGTACTGCAGTTCATGCGGCACTTGAGCTTTACTATGGCCATAATAAGGTCGGCGATAAGATTAAGGGCAAAGACGGAGTAAATAAAGCGTTCAGCAAAAACCCGTTCTTTGCTCATATCGTTAAGTGCGCGGTAGAGGACTTGGGTCCGGGCAATTACCTACCTGAGCAGTTCATCTGGCACAAGTGTTTGCGTTTCTGCGGAGCGATTGACCTGTTGCAAGTAGTTGACAAAAACACTGTAATCATTCATGATTGGAAAAGCAATGACTCGGTAACGAAGCGTGTTTACCAAGAAAAAGATAGCCCATTTAAGAAAGATGTTGACAATACCCAGCTCGGCGAGTACTGGTTGCAGCTATCCTTTTACGCTTATATCCTTAAACAGTACGGTATTAATGTAAAAGAGCTGCAAATTCATCACCTAGACCCCGAGCGGTTAGTGCAAGGCAAGCGGCCGTGGGTTCATTACAAGCACGATGTCGTTGATATATCTAAAGCATTAAAGGAGGACTAGATGCTAGGAAAGTACAAACTGTTAAACGCTAAGCTAAAAGCGACCGACAAAACGGTGGATAAGTTGCTAGACGCTAACAACAACGCCTGGGATCAGCTAGACGCGAACAAAAGAGAGTTGAAAAACTTGCGAAAAGGGTTCGATAACATCGGTGACTGGATGCAAGACATTGACGATATTCAGATGCTCCATACAGTAGCAATTGACGAGCTGCGAGATAACGTCGCATTGATTTTAGATCACTTAGGGGTTGAAGTAGTTCAGCCTAGTGATAAGCCAAAACTTAAAAAGAAAGGGAGTAAATAAATGGCACAAGATTGGCTCGTAACAGACGCGTTTCAAGGTAAGGATCGCGACACTAAGCAGGTTACTGTTAAAGAGTTTGGCGGCAACCAGTTCCACGTTTACATGGTTAAGGTTCAGAACCAGCCGGTAGATGGGTGGATGCAGATCCTCAAGAAGCCAGGCAACGCGGTAAACAAGGGCGATTACCTTTACGGGGATGTGATTAAGAACCAATGGGGCAAGGCTCAGTTCAAGAAGGCGCAGAAGCCATTTGGCCACCAATCACCTCAGCAACAGTCAACAACTGACGATGCGAAGATCAAAGCACTTGAGGATCGCGTAACGGCATTGGAGGCTAAGTTTGATAACCTCGCCCGGTTTCAGGGCAATGTCGCCACAGACCCGGGAGAAAGTGCTCCAGACCTTACAAACCTTGATTACTAGTTAAGATGATAGATTACCAGAAAATTATTCAGAACATTATGTTCATCAACGAAAAGTTTTCTGATGCACAATGGGTTAAAGCACAAGGGGCGGATGTATTAAGTTACACCGCCCTTAAGCTTTCTGCAATGAAAGGATACCTCGCCGAATTTAAAGAGGACGCCCTACGTAACCTATTAAAGGCAGAACGTGAGATGGAGACGGAAAAATCGCGGGCATTCTTAAGAGCTCGTGAGAAGTTTTCAGTAACTGCCGCATCAGAAGCTAAGCACGCAGATGAACAGTATATTAAAAGTAAAGAAGTATACGCGGAGGCTAAAGTATTATATGAGCGACTCAAGTCAATCTCGGCAGACACGCACGACCTCATCGACGCGATCAAAGGCCGCACGATCGAGCTACAGTCGCAGAGGAAGGCCGAAGGTTAAGTCACAATTCGTACCCGCCAGTAAGGAGGACTCACCGGCTGCCCTGGCTTTCCAGAAGTGGGGCAGAATGAAGGGTGCACGGTTGCGTGGAGTATTAGCCCACGCACGTGGCAAGGCTCATACCTTCGACCGGGAGGCTAGCCTTAAGGGCAATAGGGCGTCAGTGGTCAATAGAGAGAAGCGCAAAGCAGAGAAACTAGAGAAACAGCAAGCGCTAGATAGGATGTTAGATGATATCTTACAAGATTAATGGTAATTTGGCCAAGCTCAATGAGCATGATAACGCCAACCGGGTAAATAGGTTTGCAGGCGCGGCGCTTAAGAAAAGGATGAATGAGTTGGTAGCCTCACAGGTTGAGGGCCAACCAGTAATAGAGAAGCCGTGCAAAATCCGCTTTACTTGGTACTACTCGGGTAAGCATGATTTTGACAACATACGGTTTGGCTGTAAGTACGTATTGGACGGGATGCAACACGCTGGCGTACTACCTAATGATAACCAGTCGTGGGTTAAAGGTTTTGATGGGGATGACTTCATTAAGGTAGACAAAGGCGAGGAGGGTGTACTTGTCGAAGTTAGATACGTTTAACCCTGATAATTATACGGATAGCGAGTCAGCATGGCTCGCTTTTCGTCGTTACTGGCTAGAGGATAACCCGCCGCTTGATAATGGTTGCTACTTATGTGGCATCTGTAATAAGTTTGTTCCATTAAATGAAGTCACATTAGACCATATACAGCCCCGAGAGGCCTCTAATATGTTCGCTGCGCTCAATATACAGCCCGCCCATGGTAGTTGCAACTATCGTAAGGGCAGTAAACGCTGGAAGCCGTTAGTGTCGCAAGAGACGCGGGATTTCTTAAGGGTTCTATCTGATATGTAGATGTTGTAAATTCTACGCTAGACAATCCCGTTCGGTTAGTGTAGTATACTAACTAGGAAGGAGAAATGATATATGAGTAAGATCGGACAAAGGGTAGTTGAGCTGATGGAGCAAGGCTATACAATGGATGAGATTGCGCAACTCCAGGGCGTCGAGCAATAGAGAGGCGCGTGGGATGATCCTTCAAAGAATTTAAATAGGAGGTTATATTAGTAAAAACCTAGTAACGAAAGCGAAGAAGCTAGCTTTACCAGCTGCTATACTCGCGCTGGTCGTGTTGAACATTATCGCACTTAACGCGAACCATAATGTAAAACAAGACCTAGTCCGCCAGGAGGCAAAGACTAATACAACGAAAAATGCGCTGAGAGCACGCTCAGAGGCCGTAGAATCGCTCAAAAAAGAGAAGACGACCATTGAGTCATCTTTGCGCGAAACACGGCAGAATGCCGAGAACCTTACAAAGGAAAACCAAAGTTTAAAAGTCAGCTTGCAGAATAAGCGAGAGGCAAAAGCCGCCGAAGAGAAGAAAGCCCAAGAAGTTAAGGCTCAGCAGGAGGCTCAAGCTAAAGAAGCTGCAACAAAGACTACGCCTGCTCCGGTAGCTCCTGTCGTACAAGCGGCCGCTCCGGCTGGGTGCCAAGCCATTAGTTCGATCTTGCTTGCTAATGGCATATCACAGGCCGATCTACCTTTTGCGCTACAGATAGCCCAGAAGGAGTCAAGCTGTAACCCTAACGCAGTCAACCCTAATGGTGGCGCATGTGCCTACTTCCAGGAGCTACCTTGTGGCAAATGGGGTGGCACCGGTAATATTGCCGGCCATATCCGAGGTGCAGATGTCTACGCCAAGGGCCGCTACGGCGGCTGGGCTCAGGCCTGGGCATCGTGGCAAGCAAAGAAATGGTGGTAACCTAATACGTAGTGCCGTCTATAGCTCCGGCATTATAATAGAGCTATTCAAGTCCAATTGCTAGCCTAAAGCTGGCGGGGATATAAAGGAAGGAGAAAAGAGAGTGAATATACCCGTAATGGAGTATGAGCCTGCCGATAAGGCGGAGATTTGGCTAGTTAATAGCCGACTATCAAGTATAGAGTTGGAGGAGCTTTGTGCAGAATTTGACGAAGATTAGTCAGCAAGAGTTTGATCCACTGCCCAAGATCCTTATTTACGATCTAGAGGTAAGCGCTACTCTCGGCTGGACGTACGGCCTATGGAAAACAAACGTGTTGAAGGTTGAGCGCGACCCAGAGATTATGTGCTTTTCGTATCAATGGTTCGGCGAAAAGGGTATTTACCACGTGAGCCAGCGAGATATGAGCGAGAAAGAGGTTGTCAAAAAGCTTTGGGCGCTGTTTGATGAAGCAGATATTCTTGTAGCCCACAACGGCCGGCGGTTTGACCAGAAGGTGAGCAACGCGATGTTTATTCGCCACCACCTTACTCCGCCAAGCCCCTATAAGACAGTAGACACCCTACAGGTTGCGCGATCAGTTGCACGCTTTAATAGCAATAGCCTCGACAGTCTAGGTAAACTCCTACTGGGCGAGGGTAAGACTGAATCCACCTATGCAGACGTTTGGTATGATTGCCTTATTAAGAACGATAAAGAGGCTTGGGCGACCATGGAGAAATACAACAATAAGGATGTTGAAGTACTAGCCGGACTATACGCTGAGCTGCGCCCGTGGATCCATAACCACCCAAATATTGGTGACCATACAGGTATTGATGGCATCTGTCCTAAATGCGGGAGTGACAATATCCGTAAAGATGGCAGCTATCGTAAGCGTTCAGGCCGTGTGCAACGTTACAAGTGTCTGCATTGCGGCGGCTGGTCAAGTGAGGCTAGTGTAAAGAAGGAGGGGCGACTGGTCAATGTATAGCGACAGAGAAGCTCCTTTAAGCCGGGATGTAGAATGCTATGTTTGCGGCGAGATGGAGTTAACAGATCGGGATTTCTTGCCGCCCAACTGGATTATAAGCTGGGACTATGATTGGACTATCTGTCCTACCTGTCGGGATAAGATAGAAAAACAGCTTGGCTATGAGCTAGACTACTTTATGAAGGGCGCAGAACCCGACCCGATGAATCAATTTAAACAGGAGGATTTCTTTTTATGAGCTTTTTGAAAACATTACTCGAATATGTACGCGTTATTCTCGCATTCCCCTTTGCAGTATTGGCGTTTCTTGCCTACGGGGTAATGATTACGCTAGCAATTGTCGCTGTCCTTATCGGCGGCGAACCATATGAGCAAGTAGTAGCAGATGTGAAGGAGACACTATGACGAGTATTGATGAAGTAACAGCTGAGCGAGGTAAGCGTTACGGAGACTACCCGGGACACGCAGAGGTAAGCCAGGCAATCAAGGCGATCTTGTACGGAGCATTGCAACGTAACGGTCTCGTCGATGTTAGTACGCTTGACGATGATATCAAGGAGACGCTAGAGATGATTGCCCATAAGCTTGGCCGCATCGTTAATGGTGATCCTTATTATGCAGATAGCTATATCGACATTGCAGGATACGCTAAACTAGTAGGAGACCGTTTGAATGACCTATAAACAAGACCTAACCAAGCGCCTAGAGGAGGCCGACACTCTTGAGGAGAAGCTCAAGATTATTGAGGAGGCGCAACAACACTTTGAATCAAATAATAAAGAGCGACGCGTAGTAAATGGCGAGATTGTCGACCCTGCCGAGAAATTCGCATGCTTCGGATGTCAGTAAAATGGAAACTGTATTAATCGATTATCGAACAACAACCAATCCAGCCGTTGAGCATATCGCGGCGATGTTAATGGCCCATGATTACCGGGTGTCTGTATACAACGTAGACGACGACCCAGACGGTAGCGCTATTAAAGACCTAGATGAGCGTGGCTTCCCTTATGATGAAGTGCGCCAACATTACGGAGAAGATCCTATCGACTACTGGGCAAGAGAAGTGCCCAAAGAGGGTGACCTCAAGTATGCTATTGTAGATAACTTTAATGACGCGGACAAGTTTACTTGCCCTACTTTGGTGGTAGGCTATGACAATAATTAAATACTTAAGCGATGAACGCATATTGGAGATTGCAGATGAATATTTTGAAAAACGTAATCGACAAGGCGCTGAAGAATAGGATTAAAAACCTTGAAATTGACAACGCCAAGTTGGTTGAGCAACTCAAGTGGTGCAAGGCCCGGGTTGAAGTACTCGAGGAATCAAACGCTGATTCGGTTGAGCTTGCCCGCCAGCATGTGCTACTCTCTAACAAAGAGCAACTACTCATTGCAGAGCGTAAAGCACTGGATGAGTACCAAAAGCACTTGCTTGACCTTGCCATCTTTAAAAGAGACGCTCAATAAGAAAAGCCCCCAATAACTGGGGGCTTTTTTCTATTTGTTGCTAGCCTTAGCTGCGACAGTAACAATACCTGCCGACTGTAGACCAAGTGCGATACCGCTATAGATATCGAGACCTTGAAAGCCAAGATACCCAGCAGCTGCGCCGGTGGCAACTGCGAGGATGAGCTTACCAAGCCCACCCCATTCTTTCTTATTCAGCATATCAAATGCCTTAACAATTGCAGGGATAATAAATAGGTTCAATGCTTCCATGGTTAGTCCTTCTTAAAAATACCTTTAAAGGCCTCTAGGAGGCTCTGTAAGAGGTTTCTAATATCTTTTAGTATAGTTGTACTGTCTTCGTCTTTAGGCTGCTCTACGGGGCTCTCATGAGCTTCTACGCGGGTCTCTTCGTTCCCCGACGCACCCGACAAGTCGGCTTCTGGCGTTTCTGGAGTAGGCTCGGGAATAGCGGCGCGATCTTCTACGTGTTGAATTTCAGGAGTCGGCGTCTCCTTAATACGCTGCAACTCTTTATACTCATCACTTTGCCGTAGATCGTCTGCTACCATCTGCCAGTTCCAGCCATTACGGATTTGATTACGGTAGTGTTCGATACCACCTTCATCTGCGTCGCGCTCTAGAATCTCTTTATAGAGGCGCTTAATCTCGTCAGTCTCGCTGTCGTAGGCTGCCTGTAGTTCACGGGCCTTGGCTTTAGCTTCCTCTACTCGTCGAGCTTGGACTGCCTGGCCTTCTGCCGACGCGAGAAGATCTTGCTTGATTTGCTCCCAATTCCACCCACTATCAATCTGCTTGAGGTAGTGGGTAATAGCGCCCTCGTCAACGTTGCGGTCGAGGATTTGGCGGTACAAACCATTAAGGAAGTTAATTTCATCACTACGGTCACGCTGGGCTACGATGTTCTCCACGTAAGTGCGGACACGATAGATGTTGTACCCGCCAACTCGCCAACCTGCATTTATTGGGTCGACGTCAGCGGCATATACAATGCCTGCGCCAAAGTTAGCGGTGCGTTGGCCACTAGCGCTTACATTCTCTTCGAATACTGTACCGTCGCCCATATAGACACCAATATGGCCGTAGCCACCACCATCGTAGGGCCAAACGAGGATGTCGCCCCGCTTAAGGTCGCCTACTTGATCGGCTAGACCTTCTGCTACCAAAGCGTTGCCGAAGTCCTTGGCGTGGCCACGAGCGCGGAATGGTTCTGGTATCTTCTCACACATCTCAGCGAGGAACCACTTGATGAGGCTTACGCATTGCCCAGTTAAATAGCCTTGGCTATTGTCTGATTCTCCAGCTGGGAAAAAGATCCCGATACGCTGGCTTGCCCAATCTTGAGCATTAGCTGCTAGTGCCATTCATTCTCCTAAATGTTTATGCAACTAGAGTCACCGGCTATCTTGTACATGCGCCGGTAGGCGGAGTTATCTTCTCCGTCGTATTTCCATGCCACCCAAGATGTTTGATTACCCGAGTTGTCTTTTATATTTACACAGTTAAGTATAGGGCTCTTACCGTCCGCGCCGTTTTGGCCGTTTACTCCATTAGTACCGTTCGCGCCATCAACACCAGCTGCGCCGGTATCGCCCTTACACTTACCACTTGCACAGTATTTAGCAACAGCTAGTGCGACTTGATCGTCGCTCGCGCTTTTGCCATCTGTGCCTTTGCATTTACTGCCATCACAATAACTAGCCACTGCCGTCATTACTTGGGCGCTAGTGGGGGATTCGGAGCATTTATTAGTTGAGCAGTAAGCTTTAACCGCTACTTGTATCTCACTATTTGAGGGGGTTCTCCCATCCCTACCATTAGAGCCTAGTACTTGGCCGACATTACGGGACTCGCCACTTGAGTAATAGACGACGAGATCCCCGTTTTTGTCAACCTGGGCGTTGGTGATGCTAGTTACTGGTTTTTCTACCTTCGTTCCACCCGAGATAGTCACCGATTGGCCCGGCTGGAGAGTCAAACTCTTAAAGAGAGTATAGCCACTAAAGGCTAAACTAAGCACCATCATTAAGGACAATATCTTTAACAGTTTATCTCGTTGAAGCCAGCTTATTGTCGACTTAATAACGGTCATCTCAGCAACCCTCCACTGCCGCGGCTGAGTAGGGCAATGAGTATCGGTATAAACGACGTGATCACTGCACCTACTACTAGGCGGAATAGCCAACGGTTTCTATCTCTTGCTTCGGCTGCGTCATCCTCTAAGTCTTTTACTCGGGCCTCGATGTCTTTTTTATATAGGTCGAGTGCGTAGACTGGGACGTATGTCGCAGCTTTACGGGTTTCGTGGAGGTCTATAGCCTGCTGAATGGCTTCTTTGACCTCCCACCGGTTCATTGTTTCATTTTCTGCCACAATTCTACCATCCAGATTTTTGCTTATGTTTTTGTTTAGAGGACTTGACGACTCGGTTTAACTGTATTTCGCGCTGGGCTGCAGCCTTTCGTTGTTCGCTCGTCAACTCAAAGCCGTCGTAAGCCCCCTTCACCTTGCTATTATACTCGCTGATAATAGACTGGGCTCTGTTACGATTGCCCTCTTGTAGGGCTTGCTTGGCGTTATCGTAAGCCTCTTTACGACTAGGTATCTTATTGGTGCGCTGGAAGTACTCGGTAGCCTGTTCGCGGGCCTTTGACGAGCCTAAGCTCTCAATCTTTTGTTGCTGAGACTCTTTAACCGCGCTGAAGCTACCCTCTTTGAGCCATTTCTGGCCATTCTCAGTAGTGTACTTACCGAGGATTGCAGCCTTAAGCGCGTTGCCTTGGTCTTGGTTTTGCACAAAGCGGGTATTGCCTTTATCGTTCTTTACAACACCTTCCTCTACTGATTTGATACCTTCAGTTGTACGCTTAGCTTGTGTGCCTGCCGGTACTATAAGCTGCCAGTTCTTGTCCCAAAACTCTTTCACGCCTTCGCCTTTGTCTTTCTTAGCTAGTGCGCCGAGAAGCCCTGGATTCTTATTACCATCTCCGAATAAGAGAGTCATTGCAGGTGAGCGGCGGAATTTATTCTTTTGGTCTCGCTCAAAGCCTTTCTCGTCCTTGCCTTCGATATTTGTCCAGGCCTGGATTTGGTCGTAGAATGGGATATGGTCGGTTTCCTTCATGCCAATGAATTGGCCAAGGGTTGCCTGTACGCCCCATGCGGTAGCGCCCATTGCAACAAGTTTGCCCATATCATTAGCGGCTAGTCGATAGTTACCATTCTTTACATCCTTAATAGGCTTGAGGCCCATACGAATAAGGAAGCCAGCTTGTTTACCGTCAAAGGTTGCTAGCTGAGTAAGGGTGCGCATTCCTGGCCCGTTAAAGGCTGCAGGTGCATCTACCTTACTAGTAATGAACTGGGTATCGACTGTCGCCTTAGTGCCGTACTCCATTGCTTTCTTCTGCACGAAGTCTTGGGCTGCTTGGCCAGTTAAGCCAGCCTCATTGGCCCATCGCTCCCACTTAGCACCATTAAGCTTGAGACCCTTAGCCTTAGCGCCGGCGTAGGCTTGAGCGCGCATAATGTTGTCCATTGTAGACACCATCGACATGAGCCCATCAGACACCTTATCGAACGCTTTACCGGCCTTGCTTTGGGTCAAACCTTTAAGATCTTTGAGGCCAGTACCCTCATCAAGGACGCCGGAGAGTTTAAGCTCTTTGCGACCTTCCTTACTTGCGAGCATCCGTGCACCATTCACCATACCAACACCAGCCCATTTAGGGTTAAGGTTAGCAACTGTAGCAATCTCCTGAGTCATCTGGCGTAGTGCAGTAAGCGGAGACAAACCGAGTGTAGCCATTGCATTCACCGCCCGGATAGCACCGGTTGATTTCTTAAACGCGTTATGGCCGAACTGAGAGTCGAAAGCTTTCTCAATATTGCTTTGGTTCTTGCCCTTAATTTGGTTAATGTAATTGTCAAGAAAACCGGCGTAGGCTTCAAAGTTCTTATGCTCTGACGAAGCAAGCTTAAGCTGAGTACTTACGCTCTCGATCTTGCGGAGTGGTGGCTCGATATACTTAGCGCGGTTGATACCGTCAAAGTAAGTTCCGAGTACCTTCCATACGTCACGAGAATACTCCTCGTCACCCTTTTTACGAGACTTGAGTGAACCGATGCCGAGATCGCCCTTAGCTATTTGAGACTCGTCAAACAGGTTAGCTAAGCCTTTGGGGTCATTCTCTCGCATATGAGGGAAGTAAAACTCTTTAACCGTGCCAAAGCCGTTCTCTTCTAGCCAAGGCTTAACCTCATCTAGCATTTGGCGCACCTCTTTAGCAGCCGTCTCATGCCCGGGGATATTAAAGTCTTTTCGTTTACCCTCCCAGTAGTCGATAAGGTTGTCAAGTACCTCACGATTATGAGCATCCTTACCAAGCATCTTTTGCACATCACCAAGTCGTTTGGCTACCTCTTCATTGGCTACAGCCGCCTTACCCGTACCGTTCACTACCTCGCTGAATAGCCCGGCGTGTTCGGTGTTGAGTCCACCTTTATCAAACATCACACTAGGCGAAGTCATACGAGCTAGAGCCATCTGGGTGTCTGAGATTCTGCTAATGCTCTCTTTAGCGTGTTCGATATCCTTAACATTTAAGGTATTGGCTAGCTCTTTTTCTAGGGTTTCACCGTTACGCTCAAGCGCGATCTTTAGCTCCTCTGGGTTTTGAGCCTTTGATACCTCCTGCAATGCGTAGGTAGTCTTACCGTCATACTTCTTGGCTTCAGCCAGGTTTTGCTCAGCCAGTTGGCGATGTTCGGCAAGCTTGGACTCATCCACTTGACGGAAAGTCTTTGGGTCGCTGTGGATCAGCTCATTGGTGTCTGCTACAATCTCTTGAGCGCGCTCATCTACCCGCTGCTTCATCGCGTTAAGTTCTTGCACTTGAGGGAGGTCACGTGCGCGAGTTTCTTCTAGTTCTTGCAAATCCTTAGTGTATTGCTCATCTAAGCGTTGACGTTCAATCTCTTGACGCGGGCCAGGCATATCATTAACGGCCGCGAGTCGCTCCTTATAAGCTGCGTCCATCTGGGCATGTGCCTGATTATAGGTGTTGTCGTTCATCAAGTTTTCAAGCTTGGCATCGATCTCGCGCCCCATATCAGCTGCTTGTACAGCTGCGTTGCGCACTTCTTTCGGCATTTGCTCATCACCAAGGATCTGGCCAATAGACTCAACGCCCTCTCGTTCGCGAAATACGTGGTCAGGTAACCCATCTGTCTTGCCGTTATCGATATTGTCAAGATACTCTTGAGCCGTCTTACTATCGTTAGGCAGGCCATTGTTTTCAAAGTCTTTACGAGCTTGGGCCAATTTCTTGTCCACCTGTTCGCGAAATTCAGGGTCTGCCTCATAAGCCATCTTCTCTTGCTCGGTAAGACCTTTAGGTGTCTCACCCGGCTTGAGATCTTGGTTAAGCCGAGCAATCTCTTCAGGACTCTTTGGCCCGTTTACCTCGTCGTTAATGTCGTCCAGAGGGTTGCGTTCACGATTAAGAGATTCAGCCTCACGCTGCGCTTTTAGTTCCTCTGATTGCCGACGGTACAGCTCGGCGTTAATCTCTTTGTTTTGAGGGTCTAGCGCACTAGCTTTATTTAGCTCTTCGTTGCTAAGTCCTGCGTATCGACTCTCAGGTTGCACTGTGGATGCCTCTGTACTGCGTAACGCGCCATCAGTAGATGGCTCTGTGAGCTCGTGAGAGGCGTTCTCAGCGGCCTTAGTGTCTGAGTTGATATCTAACCCGTCTTCGCTAGTTTTAGTGCTTGTAGGGGCTTCTACGGCGTCATCGGCGTTACGTACACTAGGATCTTCTGCACCCTTGCCGCGGAGTTTGCCAATGCCATAACCTAAGCCTTCAAGGCCGCCCTGGAATATTGCACCAGTAGCAGCTTGCTCGCCGGCCTTTTGCCAAGCCTTATTAATGTCACCTGTCTTGCCGTACTCTTGGAGAAAACCTTGTGCAGCGTTTGCGCCACCTTGAGCAGCCACCTCTTTAGCAATTTGGCCAGCTAATGCTTTACCGGTAAGTTCAGCGCCGTCTACTGCTAGGCGAGTAGGGTTGAGAAAACCAGTAGCGGTACTAGCTGCATCAAGAGCGTCGCCCGTAATAGTTGCCCAATCACGAGCATCGCCCTTACCCTGGCCGATTCTATCACCAGCTTCTTTAGCTTTGGTGGTATCTTCAATGTTCTTACCTGTGATATCCTTTTGGTCGCGTATCCACTTACGAGCACCTTCTGCAGAATCCATAATCGCCTTACCGGCTTTTGCGTTGGCGTCTTGATCGAATGCGTTTACGATCTGGTTTGATGCAAGAGCTGCAGCTTCACCTGTATCAACTACTGCACTAGCTAACTTACCTGCGCCTTGCTGAATACCTGCGCCTACACCTTTAGCCGTATCGCCAAGCCATTTAAGACCATTACCCAGCCAATCGTTTTTCTTCTTCTCTTCCTCTTCTTTCTTTTTCTTTTCTTCCTCTTGGCGCTTCTGCTCTTGTTGTTGTTTCTGCTCTTCCTCGTAGGTTAGTGAACTATCAGGGTTCCAGCCATTATCGTAGCGGTTGCCCTCATCGTCGGCGCGAACTTGACTCCATCGGCCGCCATATATTTGCTTCCATTCGTCTTCGGTCATTTATTATCTCCTCTCTTATCCGTAGTAATATGCTTTCCATGCGTCGCCACCGCGTTGATTCTGGGGCACGTATTTCCAGAAGTCAGTTGCAAACTGGCTTGTATTACCACCTGCGCTTCGATAAGCGTCACGGGCTAACTGGAATATCGCCGGGCTAATGTTTCGGCCGCTTTGGATAGCTCCTGCAATAATGCCCTGGGCTGCTGCGTTCGGGTTAATAGCTCGGCTTCCGCCACCGCCGCCGCCCCCTCGTGCATAGCTTACGCGGCCACCTCCGCCTCCTCCGCCACCTGAGTAGCGAGCCGCACTAGCAGCTGCCGCCTGGGCGCGGTTAAGAGCGTTTTGACTAGCGGTAAAGGCTTGAGTTGCTTCACGCTCGCTACGCTGGAAATTACGGTTCTTTTCGTTCTCGCCTGCAGTAAACTCCTGCCCTGCGATCATTTGATTCCAGTTATTAAGGTCAGACTGTTGCCTGTCCACTCGGTTGAGGGCGTTTGTACGTAGCTCTTTGTCCAGGTCGGCTAGTCGGCCCTGGAGTTGCAGTCCTTCATCGTTTTGCTGAAAGTCAGCTTGCATCAAAGCGGGGAGTACTTTCTCAGCTTCATAGCGGGCCATCTCGTGTTGAGGCAGCCCACTAAATGCGACACCTCTACCCGTTGCCTGGTTATTGATTGCATTATAAGCGTTACCACGGGCTGCATAAATACCGGCACGTTGGGCGTCGTACTTTTGCCCTAGGTTGCCGATTTGTTGATTGATGACATTGCGCGACCCTTCATAAGCGGGGTTTAAGTCACCGATCGACTCTTGGATTGTTTGAACTTTAGGCGCTGTTGCCATCGTCTATCTCCATTAACTAATATTATTCTGGTATTCGTAAATGCGGAACATCAGATAACCTGAATCTACCCCAGTAGGTTGGCCATACGACGAGTTGTCGACCTCTACTATCGGGGTTATTTTATCATGAGTAATTTCTAGGAAGCCTAAGAAGTTTAAGCCTCCGTTCATACCAGCTCCGCGTGACTGCCACCTCGTATTGATTGAGTGACGAGTAAGGTAGTCGTAAGCTTGGCGAGCACCCGGGATATCGAATGATTCTCCGCGGATACGCCACTTAGTGCGGGCTGGAGCTACTCCCTGCACACGTATCTGAGTCTCTATTACACGAGGCAAACAGAAGGCAAACTTGTCTGAGTGAAATACCCATGGATGATCTGTCTTTACGGGGATAAGCTGTAAATCATACTGGAGAAACTCACCATGTACTGCCGCCTGCTCCATTGTCGCGTTCAGCTTGATAGTGTTTACACCGTGGTCATAGGTCGTGTAAAGCGAGATTGGGCCGGCAGATGAGTCTACCAAGCCTCGCACACCCCTAAAGACGTAAGTACCGCGAACTAGATATTTGCCGGTTAAACCAGAAGGTATCTCCAGTATTGAAACGTTACTCCCTGGCGTCATATTCATCGTGCCGGTTAATCGTTTAGCGATTATCTCACACTTACCAGTTGACCGGAATAAGAAGTTTTTATCTCGGTGATATATCCTATAATGCACTACGCCCTTAAAGCGAGCGCCGCCGAACTGGGGGGCTTTAGCAAACCAAAGCTTGCCATTCTCAGCAAAAACGTTGAACTGGTCGTATGGTGATCGCCCATATATCCAGGGTTGGTTAGGATACTCTAGCCAGGCACTGAAGTAGTCGCCGTCCTCTATATCGTCAAGCGCGGTAGTCGTTGGCAGGCTAACGTCAAGCTCTTTACTGCCCTCTTTAAAGTCAGTCGGATACCAGAAATCGCTATGGAATATAAAGTTATCCGGGTTAATCATCGTACTGTAGTTTCCTCTACTACGTCCTTACCAGGAATAGTGATTGCGATAATGTCATGATCCCCATTGACGGGGCGGCCGATTAGAAGTCGGCGCGTCCCCGCTGAGTCTTTACTTGTCTTAGTCCG